TGGCAGCAACACCTGCTGCCGCACCAGCACCAGCACCCAAAATTCCACCAACAAGTCCTGCTGCCATTTTTACGCCGATCGATACTGGACCACCTGTAGTATTAGGATTAGGATTGACAGTTTTACCACCATTTGCATTCAATGTTGCACCAAGAGATTTAGCAAGACCAGCACCACCAGCAGCACCTAATGGAGCACCAATTAACGCACCTGCTGCCCCTGTTGCGACTTTACCGTTTTCTGGATCGACTCTGTTCTGATCTGTCTGATCAAAAATTCTACCGCCACCAGATGCCAATAATTCTTTACCTCGTTTTGTTCCCTCGCGCACGAGAGGATAAAAAACAACATAGTGTGGATATTCTTCAGAGTTTCCGACATCCAATGGATAGCGACGTTGACCATCTTTATCCAATGGTGTTTCTAGGAAATTGAGCGGTGCGCTGCCTCTACTGAACCGACTTTCTTTTTTTGGTGCAGGCGCTGCAGTCGCAGCAGCAGGTGCAGTTGCTCCAGGGGCAGGAGTTTGCGCAGGAGGTGCGGGTGCAGGAGTTAATGCCATCTAGAATAAATATCCTATTAAGTATAGAGTTTGGAATATTTATATGAGTTATGGCAAGGAATCTTTGAAAGGTCTGTATAAAATACAGCATCCAAAGAAATACATTGGGAATCCAAACAATATCGTTTATCGTTCCAGTTGGGAACTAAAGTTCATGAAGTGGTGCGATAATAACGACAACATATTGGAATGGGGATCTGAAGAGTTACCCATACCGTATATCTCTCCTTTAGATAATCGAGTACATAGATATTTCGTGGATTTTTACATCAAGGTTCAAGAAAAAAGTGGTGTTACAAAGAAGTATCTGGTTGAGGTAAAACCGCAGAAGTTTACTAAAGAACCCAAAGTGCCTGCCAGAAAAACAAAGAAGTTTTTGCAGGAAGTTATGCAATGGGGTGTAAACCAAGCAAAGTGGAAATTTGCTACTGAATTTTGTGAAGATAGAGGATGGAAATTTATCATCCTGACTGAGAAAGAGTTGGGAATCCGTAATAAATAAGAAGGAGAATATCTATGGCAAAAGCAAAATCAGGTGGCGGAAATACTAAGATTTCCTTTACTAATCAAAAGAAGGGCAAGACATCAATTGGTGGTAGTGCCTCTTCGATAAAGTTTTCAACCATGAATAAACGTAAACGTGCTAACTATAAAGCATACAGAGGACAAGGTAGGTAATTGGCAAATCCGTTTCAGAGACTTCGTGCCAAGGCAGGTGATGGACAAAGATCCATGGATTGGTATATGAATAATGTGAAAAACCTCGTTGGCGCGAGGTTGTCTCAGAGCAGCGTAATGAAATCAGATATCGGTGAATTGAAAACCAATATCGAGATCGGTTCGATGTATTTGTATTTCTACGATCCAAAGTTAAAGGAAGAACTTCCTTTCTATGACACTTTTCCGTTGGTACTACCATTTGGTCCAGCAAAGGGTGGATTCTATGGAATCAATTTACATTACCTACCTTACCTGCTACGAGCACAAGTCCTTGGCGAGTTGTTAGACTATAAGACAACCAAGACATATTCTGAAACAACCAAGTTACGTATGTCATATAATCTGTTAAATAATTTAAAGAACGCGAATGAAGTCAAACCATGTATCAAACATTACCTGACCAATCATGTTAACTCGCAATTCTTAAAGGTCAACCCTGAAGACTGGCAAGCAGCAATATTCTTACCGATCGAGAACTTTGTGGGTGCTACAAAGGAACAGGTATTCAGAGATTCTAGGAGCAAATTCTAATGGCGAGACCAACGTTTCATAACATCAATGATTTTTTATCTCAGATTAGAAAAACTGATTTAGCAAGATCAAGTCGGTTTGAGGCAATGTTTTTGCCGCCTCCATTCATGAACGATCACAGAACAAGTCAAGGACCATCGCCAAAATTAATTTCCATGATGGTTGAAGACGCAATATTCCCAGGAATGCTGGTTGGAACTAGACCACTAAGAATAAACAACCTGAACGAACAGCGTGCGAATGCTATCGATTTTGGTGGAGATGCTATTACGTTTACGTTTTTGTGCGATACATCTTGGACAGCAAAAGATTTCTTCGGAGACTGGATGCGAAAAATCATAAATCCATACTCGAGATATGTAAGTTACCCTGAAGATTATTATTCAGAAATTGATTTAGTATCTCTTAACAATGAAGACAACGTCATTGCTCATTGGAAAATCCATGATGTTTTTCCTAGATCGATTGCACCTATATCTGTTTCTGCGACCAATTCAGAAGTTCTCAGAATGCCTGTAACTTTCGCGTATAAGAGATGGGAAGTAATAAGTGCGTATACGCCAGAGGGTAGAGAATATAAAAATTTGAATGATTTAGACAACACCAACAACGCTGATCAGTTTATCAATGATGTTGAAACTGACATCCCACAATTTGAAGACATTTAATTATTTGGAGTAAATTATGGCACTACCTACAATATCAGTACCGACATTTGACGTTGAAGTATATTCAACAAAACAAAGGGTATCAATGAGACCATTCCTCGTAAAAGAGGAGAAGATTTTGATTCTGGCAGCAGAGTCCAACCAACGAGCAGATATGATTCGCGCAATGCAGCAAGTCATCAACTCTTGCTCTGATGGTAAAATCGACGCAGAGAAACTACCATTCTTTGACATACAGAACATCTTTATTAAATTGCGTTCGCAGTCTATTGGTAAGGATTCAGAGTTTAACTTGATTTGCGGCGAGTGTGGTCACAAAACTCCAACAATTCTAGATCTAGATAATATTGATTTACAAATAACTCCTGAGCACAAAAATAAAATTATGATCACTCCTGAGAGTGGTGTTATCATGAAGTATCCTACCGCAGAAGTTCTAGTAGATGATGACTTACCTGTGTTCGATTTAGTTGTGTCGTGTATTGATAAGGTCTTTACGCAAGATGAAATTCATGATGCGAAAGATCAAACGACTGAAGAAATTGTGGAATTCATTGAAGGATTAACAAACGAACAGTTTGAGAAGATCGTAGAATTCTTTGTCACTGCGCCGAAGATTTTCCATAATATTGATTACACATGCTCTAAATGTGGAACAGAAAACACTGTAGTTGTGGATGGTGTTGAAAATTTTTTCGGATAACCCTTTCTCATGATAACTTGATGAATTTCTACAAAATCAACTTTATTTTAATGCATGAACATAAATATAGTTTGACCGAATTAGAGAATATGATGCCTTGGGAGAGGGAAGTTTACATAGGGATGCTAATGGCGCATCTTAAAAAGAAAGCAGAGAATCAGGAATAAATGGAACAGCAACAGCAAACTAAAGGTATCGGCAAGGAAAGTCAACTTTCTAAGATTGCTGCTGCAGTAAATCCAGGTTCTATGGCAGAGGCAAATCCTACTGCCAAACAATCTATGTTCTCAACTTTTATGCAGACTTTTGAGTCTTCAGCACTAGAACTGCGTGATGAAACTAATGATGATCAAAAAGAATTGATCAAAACAATGATCGACGAGATCACCAAGTTACAAACTAAAAACATGAAAGAGTTTGAGAAGGCAATCGGTAAGATTGTTGGTATCACAAAGGATCTACAAAACTCTGACAATCCGTTACTACAAAAACTCGGCAAAGATATGGAAGAAAAATCTCGCGAGGAAGTAGTAAAGGCATCTGGATATACCTTAACTGGTGAAAAAGATACATTTCTAAATCGTCTTGGTCGTTCAGTTGGAATGAACACCGAAGAAGAACCTGTAGAAAAGAATAGACAAGGCATCGGGAAACTTGCTAAAGGGTTTGCCTCTAATATCGGTGGAACTCTCAAACGTGGATTTAATATTGCCGTAGGAAGAGAAGCACCTGAGGGTAGTTTCGCGGATAATGTGTTTACTTCGGATGAACAGAAACGCGAACGTCTGTTGTCCAGAGTAGATTCTGAATCGAACGAGACTCAATCTGTATCTGCGAATGAAACTATAAAGAAAGTTATTGAAGAATACTTCAAAGAGGATAAGCAGAAATCAGAATCCTCAGAGAAAAACAGTAAAGAGACACTAACTGTTTCTTCTTTAACCGAAGCATTTAAAACTGCTCTTAATCAACACTTCAACGAAAGCAAAACCTCATCCACTTCTTCTGATAAAAATACTATTGAATCATCTTCAGATTCTTCTAATTCTTCCGAGAAAAATAATATAGAATCGTCTTCAGATTCTTCTATGACTAAATCGCTAGAAGAATTTTCACAGGAATCTCGTAAAGAAAGTAATTCTTCATCAGAAGTAAATTCATTAATCTCTACGTTGACAGATGAGCAGAAAAACCTATATTCTCAGTTCGAGAAACTTATGGAAGAGTTCAATAAAGAGGAGAAATCGACAGAAGAGTTAGAGAACATTGTAAAAGAAATCAATGTCCTAAACGAAAAATTTGTAGCAGCATATCCTTCTACGAAATCTCCATCTGTGAACAGCGAAGCACAAGAAGATGCTGCGGGTATCTCTAAAGATGCAACAATTGAAGCACTACAAAAAACTGCTGATTCTAATGTTTTGGTACAAGAAAATACATCTGAAACCGTTGATGTATTAAAACAAATACTTGAACAGATGAAAAATATGCCAGTTGGTGGCGGTGGTGGCGGTGATAGCGGCGGAGGAATGGTCCCTGGATTATTAGGCACAGGACTCGGAGCAGGTCTCGCATCAGGCGCGAAAGCAATTGGTCGAGGTGTAAGAGCAGTTGGTAGAGGAATCGCATCAGGCGCAAGAGTAGTCGGTAGTGCCGTTGGATCAGGTGCCAGAATGCTCGCCAGAGGAATTGGATCGGGCGCAAGAGCACTCGCAACAGGTGCCAGAGCAATAACAGCGCCGATGGCAGTTGCAGGAACTGCCGCAGTTGCTGCAACAGGTTCGATTCTTTACGGTGTAGATAAGTTCATTAAGAATACAAACATCGAAGCGAGAAAAGAGCAAGAAGAAGGAACTGCTAAATTTGGTTTAACTGGTAATAACATGGATGGGTTTTTCATTAATGGAAAACCTGCTGGTAAGTATAAAGATTTACCAGAGTATTATCAGAAGGTTTCCGATGGATATGGTGCCAATAGCAGAGGTGGTGCAGCAGAACGTGCACGCGAATATGTTAAAACTCATAATCCTGATGGCAGTAAAAAAACTGAGAAAAAACCTGCTGCTGTTGAAAAGGATAAGAAAAAAACCGATGCCAAGGTAACTCCAAAGACACCAGCAAAACAAGTAACAACTCCACCGCCAGCAAAGGCAGATGAAATCGTAGTTACTGCTCCGAAAAAGAAAGCAGAAGTCGAGAAACCAAAGCAAGAAAAATCTACTGCGACTTCTACTGCCAAGGAAGCAATAGAACCAAAGAAAAAAGACGCAGCGCCTTCTTTAGACGCAGTTGATAAATCCATCAAAGGTAAAGTCGCCGAGATAGATCCTAAAGGTCAATGGGCAAAACTCAAAGATGGTAAAATCGTAGATCCGGACTTCCCCAATGATGCTGATTCAAATAATTCTGCTGCGGCAGCATATAAGTTGAGTCAGAAATCAGGTAAGATCGAGAGTAAGGGCAATCAAACAGGTGATCAAATGTCGCCAAAGAAGGCGACAGGTAAAACTGAAACTGGCAAGAACATAGATGGAACTCTAATTGAGCAAGGCACTGCAGAGACCAAAGATAAAGTGCAAGTCAATGTTCCACCACCAACAGTGATCAATCAAGGTGGTGGTGGCGGACAAGCACCACCACAAATAACTTTCCCAGGAGGCGTAGGAAGTGTCAGAACAAATGATTCTTCGTGGCAACGATTCCAAGATAGAAGAGCAGTTGGATAATGAAATGGGGGAGCGAAACGCTCCCCCAAGTTTTTAGTCATCAGCGAGACTCGAGAAATAACTCATCGTGTCATCGTCACTGTCTTCCTTCCAAGGTGGACTGTCATCTACCGCCTTAGCAGCAGGTGCATTGCGCATCTTGGTTTCAACAAACAGTTCATCTTCAGCAT